GGGGGTGTAACTATGTTAATCCTCTGTTTTACCTTTCTGCCATTCATTATAACCTTTAGTAATCCACTTAGGTAGTTCACGGCCATACGGAGGATTAACATAGTTACACCCCCCCCACGAACTACTTAATCCATCTATGGTATATTTTGGTGGGCAAGGATCATGGTCAAATCTAAACTCAGAATCTAGGATTTGATAAACTGCCTTAGGAGTTTTCCAATCTAATCGTAATGAACTAAAATGTGGTTTATTCATATTAGTCAATCGCCTTTAAGATGTCATCTAGCATTGGCTGGATTTCATCATATTTATCGTTTCTAATCTCTGTTTCGATGCTAGTATTTACATCTTTCCATAGTCCAGTTCGCATAGCTATATGTTCGGTATCGCTAATCTCACGATGTGGTAGTATATAAGTCTTTTTGACTCCACCGTCGGCTCGTAGTGATTGACGCGCGAATCCAGCGTTCTTGGTGGCATTGACAAGTGTCTTTTGCGGTAGTTTCTGATGTCCGTTCTCTTTACACCACCATTCATAATCATCTTCAAGGTTTTTATGACTATCGAATCGAATAATACCTTGACGTAATATCTCTCTGATATATGTTTCGGCAGAATTGGCTTCATCATCATATTCATTTTTAGCGGCTAGAGTTGTTGCTGACCATTCATAACGATAATTGTTTTTCTTTATCTCTTTGGCAGCCTCAAGTATTGCGCCAAGTAGGTCAGATAGAAATGCTTTAGTAAATGTTTTTTCATAAAACATCTCATTAACTGGAAATGTTCGCACAAACTTAATGAGTAGTGTTCGACGTCTTACACCATTATCTTTAGATGCAAAGTTAGGTATCTGATTGGTATTAAATATGTAATGCAAATTACCATTAATTTTAGTTGGTGATTGTGAATGAAATGTATGCACTTTAAATGGTTTATGATCACCCATTAATTTATAGTTTTTATCGTTTACAACTGATGTCGTAGTTGAACTATCCGATAGTACATTAGCAATCTTACCATTTAGTGCTGGAGTATCACGTTCATCTTCAATCTGTTCAAGCGATAAGTCCTCAAGGTAAGTACCTATTATTCGATAAATAGCTTCTACTATACCTGATTTACCAACTTGACCATTACCGACAAAAAATACAATACCTGTTGGTTTGACAGTCATAAATATCGGTGCAATTGCTTTTAGAATGTCTTTAGCTACTCCTGCATCATCATTAGCTAAATCTAATAAATATTTACCAAATTTTTCACCGTTTGTTGCTGGAACAGTAGTGCGATAGACACAATCTTCTGGTTTTACCTTTTCGGTCCAATCGCAAGTATTTCGATTCCATACTTTATCACCAATAGCAACATATTTAGATAGATGACTAACATCTTCGCTAGCATGTTCAAAAAAGTGATAAAGGTCTGCTATACGACTTTTATCAATGACTCCGAGCGTCTGATAGGCTATTGTCGCAAATTCATCAGAGTTCATTGGCACATAGCCAGCACTCGATTTACGATATAAACCACCCTCAAATCTTTTAATATCAACTGCTTTCGCTACTACCATAGCAAATTTAGCCTTAGTCGTTAATTTCGGCTTTTTTACTTCCTCAACTATTTCCCCTATTTCAACCTTGTCATTCATACTACAACTCGTCAATCATCTTATTTATCTCGTCCATTGGAGTATCATCTTCTACCACGACACTATTTGGAGCATCCCCAGATGATGCAAATGGTATATTATTAGTAAATTTTGCATCTTTTGTCTTGTCTAGTAAATACTTATGGTAATCCGATAATAATTGACCAGAATTGTATTTAAAATCTTGTGTGTACAATTTTTTAGCATAAAGTCGTGATAGTAAGGTAATCATCTCAAAGTAATCTTCTGGTTTGGCGTGGTCTAGCCATGCTTGTTTCCTAACTTTACTCATTTTAAGAACTGGATTGCCCATATTGTTCCCCTTATATTTTTTTATTTGTTTAAGTATATAGTGCTAGTAATAACTATTCCTGCTATACCAGTTGCTAGGCATTGTTATAGATTGGTCTACGCTTTTCACAGCGGATATTACCAGCGTTATACACTTAAACTATTTGATTAGATATATGTGATCCAGATATAGGTTGGACTTGAACCAACGACTCCCGCTACTTGACTATCTATGTATGCTTGTCTCATCTACGAGCGAGTGCTACTACATATAATTACCAATAACCAGTCGTGCGGGTCTCTAATCAACTGAGATACTATGTCTGGAACAACTATATCTAATCTTTAAGGTGCGCTTACTTATTAAGTTTCCTTTTTTGATACTTGCGTATATTGTATATCTTTTGACGTTCTTTATAAATCTTAATTGAGATTGCCATACGTCTGTTTAATAGGTCTGCGATATTATTCTCAATCACTTTTATATCTTGAGTAGTAAATTTTTTCATATTTTCTACCTAGAAGTCTGCTGGTAGTTCAATATCGTCGATATTGACTGGTTCACTATTAGCGATTATTTCTTCGGCCTCTTCTTTATCGGAAGTTGGTTCGGTTTTTCTATCTTCTAGTTGTCGTTCATAATGCCATAAATCAACATATTTAGTCGTTGAATACTTTCCGCTTGGGTCAGCAACAGCAAATCCCTCTTTACCAATTAGTTTTTCGTCAATAATCTTCAATAATATTTTCTTGGTTAGTTTTAGGTCGTTTAATTCACTTGCTTTAGAAAATAGTGTTTTTAGATGTTCCTTAATAGAATCTTTTTTATCTTCTGATGAATTATGAACTATAAGACCACCAATTTTAGAAACCGCAACTTTGGCACCACCTTCAGAACTAAACCATAATGTTGCTTCACCAATTTCACCATTGGCACCTTCAACCGACACTTTAATAATATCTTGGTCTTTAGGTGTTTGTTCATCTTCGGCAAGTAATATCTTTACAGCGTGAGTCCCACGAGTGAATCCCTTGTTATTCTCGTAACTTCCAATTTTTTCAAATACTTCGTCTAAATATCCCATAATTATAATCTCCTTAAAATTTCATTTATTTTTTTGAGTCGTAATACAATTAAAGATAAATTTTCAATTTTATCATTGATTTTATCTGTTGAATCAGAAGTAACACATTCACTTGGACATGGATATTCTAATTTATCCTCAATAGATGATAATACATCAAACATATCATCGATTAAGCCTGTTATTGTAGTTTCAATTTCAATTGCTTTTTCTGCTAATTCGTTCATAATTATTTGTTCTCCTTTTTATCACTTATATTATTTTTTTTAGCAACTACTGCGGTCGAACTTACTGCAACATCTACATTTATATCTAGATATTTGATAATCGCATCAACTTTTCCAGCAATAGTTGGCCTTAAGTCATAACCTAACAGACCATAATTTTCGTTATATTCGTTGGTAAATTGTTTCAATATATATTTCAACATTTTTTCCAATCTTTCAATTTCATAAGCCTGATTGCTAATCATTCTATATAACTCTGATTTTGATACCATAATTATTTTTCTTCTTTCTTAGGATTAAAGTAATCTCTTATTTGTTTATCAACTATTTTTAGATCATTTGGCACTGTATCGCTCTCAAACATTGGTTTTTCACCAAATGCAGGAGATTTGATACCTGTACCATCTGTCTTTACTTCAAAGACAAATTCACCTAAATCAATATTAGCCTTTAATACTATATTGGTAAATCCTTCAGGTGGTGCCATTCCTTCACTTGTTGCTTTACCAGCTGTTTTCATTCGACTTACTCCCTCGATGTCAGCGTCAAGGTGTGCCATAACGTAAACATTTTGGTCTGTTTTCTTTTTGGTAATGTTCTCAAGAAGATCAAAGAAATCTTCTTTCATTTGGTTAAATACCGCAAAACCATTCTTTGGGTCTTTACCGCGTTTATAATCTTTAGCCCATAAAAAGTTTGTGTCATCAACTACCACAATTGGTTTAGTTGCTTTTTGCACCATTGCGTCAGCCTCTTTGATTGAATTGACTAACACTGGAGTAAACTGTGCAATAAATGGTGTTTCCTTACCACTTGCCGTAATATAACTCACTTCATCTTTTGTAAGATTGCGGAGTGCAGAAGTTTTACCTGAACCTGGGTTGCCTAGGATAATTATTAATCTACTCATTATCTTGATTCCTTTTTTGGTGGATATTCTAATTTTGACAACTCAATGTAATAATCGCTCAACAAGGCACATCCGTCACCGACTAACGCACGATTTAATGATTCTGAAATTTGTTTTATCTTCCATAACAATATAAGTTTTTTCATTATTCTATCTCCTCTCTTAATTCTGTTTCTAATATTTTTAGCCAACGTGTAAATAGATAATTTTTATTTGGATAATCTGGATGTTGGTCTAGGTATTTTTGTAGGCTTATCATATTATTTAAGTTTCTTAGTTAAGTATTTAGTTTCATTCAGTTCTACATTTAACGGTAAATCACCATTCAATGTGTAATGAGCAGCAACTTTTTTAGGGTCAAGTGCTTTTTTAGTGAATTCATCACTGATTGGTCCGATTGCACGAAAACTCTTACGAGTTGCGAGTGTGATATATCCCCAATCTCCCTCAAGTTTGTTAATGCCACGTTGGTCCATAGCATCAATCAATTTTGACTCTGCTTCTTTTTTCTCGATTTCTAACTGCTTAAATGCAGCCTCAGCAGTGGCAAACTTTGCTATAGTTTCTAGTGCCTTTTTAGTTGTTGGTGATTTTGCGAGTTGCATAGCTTGATTTGTAGTCATCTTGTTGCGTCCTTTCGCTTTAATGATGTATCTCTAGTCTATCAAATTTGTGGTTAATTGTCAATGAGTTTTTTTGTAATTCTTTGATTATTTCGTCATAACCTTTTGACCGCCAATATGGTGATACTGAGATAATCCATTTGGCTACATCGGCATCTTCGTGTATATTGTTTTCTCCGGCCAATAAGACTAATTGATCGATGTCTATAGTGGATATTTGCTTGATTTTTTCTTTAGGATTTTTTAGCATCGTGATCCTTTTTAGATTGTAGTTGCTCAATAGCACCATTATTTAAGTTTTTAATTTGTAAATACACAACATTATCGTCTTTATCTGTTGAGTATATTATATTTTTGTTTACCATATATGTTTTAGTAACTTCTTTGTCACGATAACATTTGCAATAATATGTCCAGTCATCTACAAATGGGCTATAACAAGCATTATGATGTTGCTGTTCTAATACTATCTCTTCCACTTCTTCTGGTGATTTATAATCTTTATAGTGGTCTAGGATTGCCTGTTTGATGATATGCGTGTGCCCAGCCCTAATATCTTGTAAATGTTGATTAAGTAGCCCATCTAACCATTTATCACTCATTTCTTATCTCCTTTACATCTGCTACTTCTACATCTTCGTATTCATAATCAGGTATTTGTTCGGTCATTTCCATTCACTCCTTATTTTATCAATTAACGACCTATAATAATTATCAATTATAACTCCACCTTGATATTCTGATGGTTGCATAAGCTTAACGTCGTTTAATTTAGGTTTTTTTATTTCATCTAATACTTTATTAACAGTATCGGATATAAGCTGCTCAATCCTTTTTTGAGTTTCTATATAAGATTTCTCTCGATTTTCATCACTACATTCGTAGTTGGCATCAAGTTGCTTACTACTAAAGTCGAGTAATATTCCCTTGAGTTTTTTTGATGAAGTCATACTTTATTCTCCTTATTTAATTTATTACTCATTTGATACCTCTGTTATATCGATATGTTTAGCTCGCTCATCTAATACCATCATGTCCATACCTTCGGGTATGTCTGATCTACTAACTATTTCAATATTTAGTCCAAGTATTTTAAACTTTTCTTCTATTGCTTCTTTAGATATTCTAAATGTAGTTGGCTGGTAACCTGCTTCTATAACTTTTAAGCTTAATAACTCGACTGATTCAACAAAATCATTGAACTCGTTCATACATTTGCCCCATCTTCCTTTAATAGTTATTCTTTAAATTTTTATCCCAAGTCAGGGTATTGCCAGATATTTCGTGAATATTTAGTGGATAAGTGATTGGGAGTTGTCTAATCATATTTGGTATAGCCATTACTTGTATAAATCCTATTATTAGTAGCATCACAATATTCATAATTAATACCCATAATATTATTTTTTTTGCTAATTCCTCTGGCATACAAGTTTCTATACAATCCAGTAGTAGAACAATATCCTTTTTCTTTAATGGTATACGCCTAGG